GGAGAACGCATCGAAGAATAACACTATAGATGATGATTCCATTTCATTTGATTGGTTTGGTTCAGCATCAGCGCAAGTGTCGGCTGATGTGTCAGTGCTAGTGCCAGCGCCAGCGCTAGTGCTAGTGCCAGTGCAAGACGACCAAGAATCACAAGGAGATGCGGAACCAGAACCGGTCCAATCCATCACCAACACACCTATAGTGAGTCGTGATGTTCTTCTCGAAAAATATCTTCAGCGGATTAACCCTGCATATACAAAGAAAACCTCCTGCGCTCTGGACGATGAACTCGGCACCTGCCCTGAATGCGCCAAGGAGATGATTTTCGCAGTGAATGAGGCCATGCTTTATTGTCCTGGGTGCAATTATAATGAATTCATTTTGATCGACAGCGATCGTCCATCATACAAGGACCCACCTCGTGAATCATCCTATTATGCATATAAGCGTATTAACCATTTCAATGAACTCCTCGCACAGTTCCAGGCAAAGGAAAATACAGGTATTGACGAGACCACCTTTGGTCTTATTGAGGCCGAGATCAAGAAACAGCGTATAACGGATTTGACGAAATTGACGAATGTGCGTCTTCGTGAAATTCTGAAGAAGTTGAAGTTGAATCGTCTGTATGATCACACGAACTATATACTCAACCGTCTTAATGGGACGAATGCGGCCATTATTGACCGTGATACGGAGGAGAAATTGCGTCACATGTTTAAGGAGATTCAACCGGCATTTCAAAAGCATATCCCGAAGGATCGTAGTAATTTCTTGGCGTATCCGTATGTGTTGTATAAATTCTGTGAACTCTTGGAGATGGATCATTTCTTGAAGAACTTCCAGCTCTTGAAGAATCGTGACAAACTCTACGACCAGGATACTATCTGGAAGAAGATATGCGAGGAGATGCGTTGGCAATTTATTCCGACGGTTTGATTTTGCAGAACGACTGTATGAGTGTGGAGTGTGAAGTATGTCCTATAATGTTTTCAGAATGAATACACTATAGTGTGTGGGTGTGAGGTGTCACTAGCAAACGAATGAGTCCGCAGGACGAGTGAGCAGATTTTTTTGAAACAGTGTTTTTATAGGTGTGGGATTTATGAGATTTGTAAATGTTAAACATTGCAATGTGAAACCCAAAACATTTTATAATGTCAAACTCTAATCCAAGATCCAAGATCAACATCACAATGTCAAATGTCAAATCTGGAAACATCCTATAATGTCAACCCCTGGAATCAAATCTAAATTCAAACATTGCAACATCAACATCACAAACCCAAAACCCGAAAGTCACACTATAGGATGTATTATGAATACATTTTATAGTTCAATTATGTGAAGCAATCTATAACTTCATTGGGAAACCTACGAGGTTGAAGCCGAGACCGTAACCGGCACCAGAGCGAGCGGACATACCGACACTTGGTGCAAAACTGTCTAAGATTGCAAAGACACCTGCAGCGACTACACCGAGGGTAATGATCTCATCCCAAGGTAAACTTCTTCGGGGAATAAAGATGGCTGCAATAGCGATTGCAAGACCTTCAATTAAGTATTTAATTGCGCGGTAAATTAATTCCATGAAAAATCCTTCGCCGTCCATTTTGCGATTCTATACCCTTGTCCTAGAAAAAAAGTGCGTAAAGACTTGAAAACGAACATTGGTAGAGCACTATAGAAAGATGTCATCAACTACTACCGGATTTGATAAGGACCCTGATTTTCTCGAGGAAGACGCCGAGATCCCAAGCCAACGTTTCGTACTTCTCAGTTTCCTCAGCCCTGAGGCCGTACTTGAACGGAAGGATCAGTTTTTCTTCGAGAAATTCCTCAAGAATTACGAAGTCACCTGGAAGACCAAGAACCTCGAAGATTTCCTTGCCTCCACTATCAACTCCTATAATGAACGTCTAGGAAAGGAGGCAGATCGTCTCTATAACGAGGGTCTACAAGCCCAAGGTGATCTTGTACTTGCCGCCCGTATGCAAGTGGGTGACGCAATCGGAGAATATCAGAAGTTCGTCCAAAAGAATGCTGCGGAAATCAATAAGACCAAGATCAAGGAGGACTTCGAAAACTTCATGTATAAGAATCGTGAAAAGATCGAGGATGAATATTACACTGCCAATAAGTTCCAGACTACTGTCCGCGGCTTGAAGGTGCGTGGGTCTTATTCGACAAAGGACGAGGCCTCCGCCCGTGCAAAGAAACTCCAAAAGTCGGATCCAATTCACAACATCTATGTTGCAGATGTTGGCAAGTGGCTCCCATGGGACCCAACTCCAAGTGAGATTAAGGAACAGGAATATGCCAACGATGAGCTCAATAAACTCATGAAGTCCTATAATGAGAACCAAGATAAGCGTGATGATTTCTATGGTAAGAATCCTCATCTCAAGAATGCTGGTGCTTTCCGCGACGGTGCCGCCGATATGACTACAGGGTCCAGTGCAAGCGCAAGTGCTAGTACCAGCGCCAGCGCCAGTGCAAGCGCCAGCACAGTAGGCGGTGGTATGTTCGATGCTGTCGGTGATCTCGCCCTACAACGTAAGATGGGTAAAAAGGACGGCGGTTTCTAAGTGGTTGCATTATAGTGTGTGATTTGATGCGGCCTGGTCCGCAGATCCGAAAAAATTGAAAACCCGCGATTTATATGAATTAAAGCACTTTAGTTCATATAAAATATAGAAGACCCCTAGAAAATGTGTAGCGATCCGCCGAGTGTGCTCTCGGACAAGAATGAAGAAGTATACAACGTCATTTTGGAGCCAGTGTTGCGATACATTGCTCGAAAAATCCACCCACTTTATCGCAGAGACAAATATCATGTATGTGCGCTCTTTAATATGAAAACGGGTAAGATCTATTTGGGCGAGAATAAGATGTTCGATCATAAGAGTTTTCCTCTTTCGATCCATGCGGAAATGGATGCACTTGCCAAAGTTCCCCGTCCGCGGACTCCGAGGCAACGCGAGACATATGATGTGTTAGTGATTCGTATTGGATGTTCTGGCAAACTCGGAATTTCGCGGCCGTGTCATCATTGCATTAAGAATCTGCAGATGACGGAGAATGTGAAAATTCGCAATGTCTATTACAGTTCACTTACGGGGGCAATTATTCGCGAGAAAATAGACGATATGCTCGACTCAGATAGGACCGTCATGTCCTCAGGATATTTGTATAGAAAGACGAAAGTGCATGTGAAGGGTGGCCGCAATGTGGGGAAATATTACGTACATATTCCCTATGAAATACAATATAGGATCTAGCATTGGGTGCCTTCAGGACAGAAAGATGGGGCGGATCCATATAGACCGAGGCTGTCATCCTCATGTGCGCCTACACGTTCTGGCTCAGGCAAGTTTTTTTCCTCGGTCTCCGCGCAGAAGCCGGCGACACATTTAGTGCCATGGGGGCATGGTGCATCCCCTTGGCGCCCACATGATGGGCGAGGAAGATCCTTGAAGTCTTCAACGGCGCGCATATAAGAGCCGACGAGACCAATAATGAGAATGAGAACTGCAAGACCGAGTAATGTGTAATTCATCTCTTAATAAATGTTTATCTAAATGTTAGATTCAAAAATAACATTTACATAAATAACCAAATCAAACACATCTATAGTGCAGATTCTAGGGTTTACACTATATGTGTGTATTAGCGTGGGGGATTAAAGTTTACGGACTTGAATGAGTGGACCGGCGCGGCGTCGGTCTTCGCCGTGGTAGAGATTCACGTCTTCCTCTTCCTTGACACGATAGTTGACGGCATTATGTTGCCAGAACTGTGGGGCGCCAATACGAAATTCGGGATGCATGTCCGCCTTATACCAGAAGATCATGTCCTCGAGTTTGTTGGAGCGGGTCGTATTATTGATGACGAGACATTCGTAGTTTTCGGTACATTGATTCATAATCTGACAGAAGAAGTCGAAGTTGGGGAAGGCCGCGCCGAAGTTCTCGAAGATACGCTTACGATTCGAGATGAAATTTTCACGGAGAATGAAGACGAAATCCACGTTTGTACGAAGAACCGGTGGAATACCAAGAGGATATTGCATTGTAATGATGAAGAAAATTTTCTGGTGACGGCCGTTAAGGAAAATGTAGCGAATGAATTTGTCGTTGATCCACGAGTTGTCGTAGAGACAGTCGTCCATGATGAGGAAAGAACGTGGATCGAGACCGCCACGTTGCATGACGGCGCCGGCTTCGGTCACACCTTTGCCAGTTGTTTCACGGATTTTCTTTGTGATGAGTTGTTGGCGTTTGACGAAATTTGCAATAACAGCCGGGCTATATTCTCCGTGAATAAACATGGGGGGAATAATTGTCCCGTAGAAACTGTTGGATTCTTCCGTACCACTGATGACGGTTCCCATGGGAAGGTCGCGGTGATGCCATAGGAGATCGCGAACAAGTGTGGATTTACCTGTACGACGTTTTCCAATGAAGACGACGACGGAGTCCTGTTGGACGTCCTTCATGTTGAATTTGCGGAGTTTGATGGATTGCGCGTCCATTTTTATGTGCGAGGACATTATAGGGTGTTGCTTACTAGTGTGTGATTTTTATATGTCTAGTTTTGGCAACGCACATTCAACGGCCTCCATGTGGAATCCATCACCTATGTTAAATTCCACAGATCCAATATACCAGAAGACGGAATCCTCTATATTCCTCGAATTGCACGATAGGTGTATTACTAAGGTACAGAATTGTGTGGACGTAATCCCTTCATAGATTGCACGAAATATTTCTATGGACCCAAAGATTGCATGTAGATTATAATTGTCATATGTACGTTTCATGGCAGGGCCCCAGCAACTTCCA